GTCTAACCCTTATTTATCTTGCCCTGATGATTTCTTGTCTGTGTATTCTCTGGCTGTTATTGACAGTACAGGAGCTTATTCTTATTTAATAGACAAAGATGTAAGTTTTATGCGGGAGGCATATCCTACCCTTACTGTAACTGGTATACCTAAGTATTATGCGTTGTTTGGCCCACAGCTATCTAACATGAACGATATATCGTTAATTACTGCGCCGACATCAGATGCAAACTATTCTGTAGAGTTACATTACTTCTATTACCCTATTTCTATTACAGATACAGTAAACAACCCATCAGGTACTACTTGGTTAGGAGATAACTTTGACCCTGCGTTATTTTATGGGGCTATGCGTGAAGCGATGATCTTTATGAAGCAAGAGCAAGATACCATATCTTGCTACGAACAAAAATACCAAGAAGCTATTAGTCAGCTAACTAGACTTGTTAACGGGCTTGAGCGTGGCGACTCATATAGAAACAACCAAATTAGATTACCTTATAGCAGCTTATGATAGTTCAAGGCCAGACTACTGTATTTAAACAGAACCTATTAAGCGGGTTGGAAAACTTCGCTACAGGTACTACGTACACTTATAAGATTGCTTTATATACAGCCAATGCAAGTTTAGATAGTACGACTTTGGTTTATACTTCGTCTAACGAAGTGGTTGGGTCTGGATATACAGCAGGGGGTGTTACACTAACACCCATCGTACCAGCAAGTTTAGGGTCAACAGCTTACGTTAGCTTTAATAATATTACGTTGACAGGTACTTCATTTGTTGTTAGAGGTGCGTTGATATATAATGCAACTACAAACGCAGCGGTAGCTGTACTAGATTTTGGTTCTGATAAAATAGCATCAGGTAATTTTACAATCACTTTTCCACCCGCTACATCAACAACAGCGGTTATACGAATTTCTTAGGAGTTAAAATGCATATTGAAACAACGAACGTAGAAGATATTTGTTCAGTAACTATAGACCGTGGCGCAAGTTATGAAGAGTCTATGGTTTTAAAAGGTACTTATCAAGTTGAATGCCATGATGCTTCTGGTGTACTCAAATGGTCTGATGTTATTGGCAACCTAGTCACTATAGCAGGTAAAAACTCTAGTATGGATACCATGTTAGGTAACGTAGCTGCAGGTGCAGTTGTTATGGGTCTTAAAGGTACAGGTACAGCCGTCGTAGCAGATACTCAAGCGTCACACGCCTCTTGGCTAGAAATAGGTCTTGCAAATGCTCCTACGTATTCTGGTACTCGTAAAACACCTACATTTAGTGCTGCATCAGCAGGGGCTAAAACTACTTCTACTCCGGTTGTATTTACAATGACAGGTTCAGGTACAGTTGCAGGTTGTTTTATTAACATTGGTGGCTCGGCAACTCAAGACAATACTACAGGTGTTTTGTTTTCAGCTGGTGATTTCACTGCAGGGTCTAAAACTGTAACGTCAGGTGATACGCTCAGTTGTAGTTACACGGCGACAGCGGCATAATAAATAAAGATGGTGACACACTAATAGAACTTTGATATAGTACACCTTTATTAAATTAGAGGTGTAAAATGAATAAGAAATTATTGGGTGTTTGGCGGACTATGCACAACAGATGCTATAACATAAATGTAAAATCTTATAAGTATTATGGTGCAAAAGGTATAATAGTTTGTGAAAGATGGCATGGTAAGCAAGGGTTTGATAATTTTATTATAGACATGGGGCCTAACAGTATCGGGGGTAGTGTAGATAGAATTAATCCGACTGGTAATTATGAACCTTCTAATTGTAGATGGGCTACCAAACTTGAACAAGCTAATAATAAAAGTAATAATACCTTTATAACTGCTAATGGTGAAACAAAAACATTAGCACAATGGGCAGCTATTTTAGGGTGTTCGCCAGCGGCCATTACGTGTAGACTTAAAAAAGGTATGCATCCCGATTTGGCAGTTAGTATGGCTATACCAAAAAGACCTAATTCTAAATTATCGGATGAGGACGTTATTTTTATTCGGTCTACGTACCCTGCTATGACATTTCAAGCTATTGCTGATAAACTATCAGTCAGTAAAAAAACAATATTGAATGTTGTTCATAATAGAATTTTTACTGATATTAAAATAGATTCAAACTAAGGAATAACTATGGCGCTTACATTAGGGGATCGCGTAAAAGAAACAACTACCGTTACAGGTACAGGAACAGCGACTCTTTTGGGCGCAACTACAGGGTTTCAATCGTTTGCTGTCGTAGGTAATGGAAACACTACATATTACTGTATTGCTGACCAAGGTGGCGCTAACTGGGAAGTTGGTATTGGAACGTATACGGCTTCAGGAACTACACTTGCCCGTACCACAGTTTTAGCTTCTTCCAATACTGGTTCGTTAGTAGTATTTACTGCTGGCGTTAAAGATGTCTTTGTAACATATCCTGCTGAGAAAGGGGTTTGGTATGATGCCTCAGGTAACGCTACAATCACAGGCACAACAACTACTACCAATCTTGCTTACACAGGCACACTCACAGGCTCTACAGGCGTACTAAACATAGGTTCGGGTCAGGTGTACAAAGATGCCTCAGGTAACGTGGGGATTGGGACTGCTTCACCAACTCAAAAGCTAGATGTCACAGGAAATATCAACACTTCAGGTTCACTTAACAGCATTAACACCTTTGCATACAAAAACTTACTGATTGATGCTGGCTTTATTATCAACCAACGGGCATATGTTTCTGCTGCTACATTAGCATCAGGTGCTTACGGTCATGATAGATGGAAAGCTGGTGCTTCAGGTGGTGATTATTCATTTACTCAATTAGCTTCAAATACTCAGATTACTATTGCTTCTGGTAAGTCATTAATTCAGGTAGTTGAAGATAAAAATGTCAATGGTACTTCTTATGTTCTAAGTTGGACAGGTACAGCGCAAGCTCGATATGCGGTTAATAGTGCTACTCCTTCAGGTTCTTATGCTGCAAGTCCTATTGTTATCACAGGTCAAACTGCTGGTACGACAATGAGTGTTGAGTTTAACACAGGCACATTAAGCAAACCTCAATTGGAACTGGGTGCAGTAGCCACCAGCTTTGACTATAGACCTTATGGGACTGAGTTAGCTTTGTGTCAGAGATATTACACCGTATTGGGTAATGAGGCAACAGCAAACGTTTTCTTATCTGGATACATAACTAGCTACGGATACTTCACAAACGTCTTAACGCTTCCTGTGAAGATGCGAGCAACACCAACAGGTACTGTTGTTGGTTCTTGGATAGGCGTTAATGTTTCTGGCCCGACGATTCCATATCTTAGTACGCAGACTGTCGTTGTTTATGCCACTGGAACAATAGTTGGACAAGGCACGCTATACAACTCAAGTTCTGCTGCGTATTTGTCATTTTCTTCGGAGCTATAAATGTACAAGTTGATTAAAGATTCACAAACTGTGCAGCGTCTTGCAGACAACGCGTTTGTTCCAGCAGACCCCACCAACACCGACTATCAGCAATACCTAGCGTGGCTCGCCGAAGGCAACACCCCAGAACCTGCTGACATACCACCTGTAGTTATACCTGACATATCAATGCGTCAAGCGAGATTAGCATTATTAGCTGATGGTTTACTTGATGATATTGAAGCTGCTATGTCTACACCTGAATATAAAATCTGGTGGGAATATTCAACGGTTGTTGAGCGTAATAATCCGCTTGTTAAGCAAGTGCTAGCAATCCTCGGTAAGTCAGATGCTGAGATAGATCAAATGTTTATAGGAGCATCACAGTTATGAGTTCTATCGTAGTTGCTGGAGATACCAGCGGTTCGGTTACACTCCAAGCACAAGCCGCACCTCAAGTCGAGGCTTTGCCAAAAGAAGAAACTCCAGAATGAACACCCTCCCTAAACCCACTGATGAGCAGTTGCTAGGCTGATGTACGGTATATCTGCTTTCGCTCAGTCACCTTATGCCTCTTTAGGTGGTGGGTTTTATGACGTCATTGTAAACGAGATTGAGACTTTAACAGATGCTAAATCTGTACTCGCGGCGTTCATAGCGGCACAAAACGAAACTCAGACCCTAACGGATAGCCAAACTGGGCTTGTAGCCTTTCTA